AAATTGAGCATCTAAAGGCCCGCATGGACGCTTCCCAAAAAATTGAAACCCAAAAAGAGCCGCTGACGTTCGTGATTGCGGAAAAAGACCTGCCGGGGCTGCTGGGATGCCCGCCGGACCAGCCGGCGGAGGTGCGCTACCTGCTCGAAGAAGGCCGGGACTGGCAAAAAGTCGGCCGCTCCATCCGCTGGACGCTGGCGGCGGCCCGCGAGTATGCGACGAGCCTTGGGATGGACTGGAGGCTGGTGGCAGGGCTGGGCGACGGCGCCGCGACGCCAGCGGCACCGGTGGTGACGGTGCTCAAGACGACGGCGCGCAAGACATTGAACCCCCACATTCTCCTCGCCACGGACGGCGCGCAGCTCTTTCGCGTGCGGGTGAGGAAAAAGGACAATTTCCGGCCGGGCATGGAGGTGCGTTGCACGCACGTCGGCGCGGATCTGTACGAGCTGATCGGCAACTGCCCGAGGTTCCCCGGCAAATACTAGGATGAACGTGCAGCCCTCGATCCACACACATCCCAAATTCCTTGCGCTGAAAGCGCGGGTGGGAATCGGCGCGATGCACTACCTGACGAAGCTGTGGGCGTTCTGCCAGTCCGACCAACGCGGTCAACGCATCGGCAAATTGTCACCTGAGTTCGTGGAAGCACTGTGCGAGTGGTCTGGAGAAAGCGGGGCGCTGTTCACCGCTTTAACCTCTCCATTGACGCCTTCCGGATGCGGTTGGCTTGAGGTGGATGAAAAAGGGGTCTACATCGCGCACGACTGGAACGACGCAAACGCCGGGCTCGTAGCCAATTGGAGGAATGGAACCAAGAACAAAAAGGACCGCAAGCCACGGGTAAGCCGTGGCTTATCCACGGACCAGCCATCGCCTGACCCAATTACAACTTCGGTCCCCCCATTGGATAGGATCGGATCGGATAGGATCGGATCGGATAGGATCGGAGAGAAGAAAATTGGATGGGAGGGTGGGGGAACGCCCGCGCGCGAACCAGTGGCTTTGCCTCCGACTCTTGACGTAGTGCTCGCACACGCACGGTCGGTCGGATGGCCTTACACGGACGAAGCTGTCCGCAGGGCTTGGCTGGAGTTCGAAGCGGCGAAGCTGCCGGACGGATCGTGGGCGTGGGGCAAGCGTGCCGTGACCGACTGGCGTCATGCGCTGGAGGTGCGTCTGAGCGATTCCACGGAAAAGAATCCGCCGCCCACAGCCATCAACGGAAGGTTGATGACGATCACGCGCCGACTCGCCGAGATTGAGGATTCCCCGTTACCCGAGGAGATGAGCGAGCGCCGCGCGCTGAAGCGCGAGCAGGCGCAGTTGCTCGAACAACAAAAGAAAGCCGCCCAATCATGAACCCACTCGAACTCTCCCCGGCAGAACGCCGGAAGCTGTTTACCGAAGCCCTTGCGGCTGCCGATCCGCTGGCAGGCAAGCTGTTTGCGCTCGCCGACGGTGAGGCGGAGGAGCCGCGCCAGCGGCTGTTGGAAAGCCTGGCCATCATCATCGCCGGTGGGGCGTTTGAAGTGTTCACGGAACACGCGGCGCCCGCATTGGTGGTGGCGCTGCTGGTCGCGAAGAAGCCGCCGTCTCTCTGCGATTGTCCGGCGTGCCGGGCTGGAAGCGAAACGGAGGATCACTTCGGGGCATGAACGCGCACGAACTCAACCAACGCGTCACCGACCAGCTCGAAGTGGTGCTGGATCACCTCTTTCCGCAGGGAAAAAAGGTTCGCGGCGAATTTTGTATCGGCGGTCTGGACGGCTCGGCGGGGGACTCGCTCAAGGTGCATCTCGGAGGGGTGAAGAAGGGCTACTGGTGTGATTTCGCCACCAACGAGCGGGGTCGCTCGGCCCTGGGCCTGTGGGCGGAAGTGGCGGGAGGCGACTACGCCAAGGCGTGCGAGGAAGCCAAGCGATTCCTCGGCATCAAGGACGATTACGAGAGGCGGTTTTACCGGGATCGCAGGGCGATTGGACGCAAGGAAGCGCCGCCCGCGATGGATCGCACGCGATTCCGGCCCTTGCAGGACGAGGGGCTGGTGATGAGTTACCTCGTCGAGGAACGGAAAATCGATCCCGGCGTGCTCAAGGCGTACCGCATTGCCGAAAGCACGGAAGGGGACGCGATGGTGTTCCCGTTCTTCCCGGTCGAGGAAACGGACGGTGGACCGAAGATCGCGGACAAGGCGAGCTTCGTGAAGTTTCTCGCGTTGGCCCGCGATGAGAAGGGGAAGAAGCGCATTTGGACGAATCCCGCAGGCGTCACGGACTGCCTGTTCGGCAAGAACGCAACACTGCCATCCACGGCGCCCAAGGGCGTGCTGGTGATCACGGAAGGGGAGATCGATGCGCTGTCGGTGGCCTGTTACGGCTACCATGCGGTGAGCGTGCCGCGCGGGGCGAAAGCGGCGACGTCCGACGGCAAGAGCGCGAACGACCAGTGGATCGAAGCGGACTTCCTCTGGCTGGCGAATTACGAGCGGATTTACCTGTGGATGGATGCGGACGAGCCGGGGCTGGCGGCAGCGCGGGACATAGCGCATCGCATCGGGCTGGAGCGCTGCTTCATCGTGGTGACCCCCGGCGGATTCAAGGATGCCAACGAGTGCCTCTGCCACGGCATGACGCTGGAGGAGATTCAGGCGGCGCTGGAGGAGGCCAAGACGATTGACCCGGTCAACCTGGTATGGGCGGGGGAATTTGCGGACAAGGTGCTGCGCCGGTTGTTTCCGCCGGGCGGGGTGGAGGCGGGGCGGGACTTCCTCTGGCCGTTTCCGTGGAAGATTCGCAACGGCGAGATGACGGTGTGGACGGGTTTCAGCGGCCACGGCAAGACCGCGCTGTTGAACCAGCTGGCGGTGCATCTGGCCGCGCAGGGCGACCGCGTGTGCGTGGCTTCGATGGAGGTGGAGCCGGACAAGACGCTGGAGACGCTCTGGTGCCAGGCCAACGGGGCGCGGCTGCCCTTCAACGGTGCGGACGTGGACGTGCAGGCGCTGGTGGAAGAGGAGCGGCTGCGGCTGGGCGAAAAACTGTTCCGCGAACGCTACCCGTGGCTGGCGGAGCGATTCCTGATCTTCATTCCCGAAGTCGAAGGGGGCGGCGTGGGCCGGGCGGACTGGCGCAAGCTGATCGAGTGCTTTGTCTACGCGCGCCAGCGGTATGGCTGCACGCAGTTCATCGTGGACTCGCTGATGATGTGCGTCGGGCGCAGCGAGAAGGATTACCAGGAGGTGGAGTTGTTCGTGAACGGGCTCTCCGCGCTGGCCAAGCGGCAGCAGGTGCATGTGCATCTGGTGGCGCATTCCCGGAAGAAGGACGACGAGAGCAAGCCGCCGGGCAAGCAGGACATCGCGGGGCCGAAGGAGACGGCGGACATTGCGCACAACGTGGCGGTGGTGCAGCGGAATTTCTCGAAGTCGAAAAAGATCCAGATGCTGGAACGTGAACTGGCAGACCTCGACTCCATCCAAGGGGCGACGCCGGACCAGGAGGAACAGCGCAAGGCCGACATGCAGGAACGGACGAAGGAGCTGGCGACCGTGCGGGGCTGGCACGACGGCGAATTGCATCTGCTCAAGCAGCGCAACGGCGACGGTGAGGTGGGGAGCAAATACCTCTACTTCCTGACGAACAGCCGCCAGTTCGTGCTGAGCAGCCCGCAGGCGCCAACGCGCGCGCCGGACAGCCGTCCGCGCCGTTACATCGAATGATTTCCCTTCCAACGTGGAAGGGGCAACCAAAGGACACATGGAAACAACAACACCGATGAGTGAGACGATGACACAGCCGATTCTGGCCGAGGGCGACCTGCTGCCCTGGACGGAGGAGATCAAGCGGCTCTTTGAGGAGCGCGAGCGGATTGGGCGGGAGGGAATGGAACAGAGCAAACGGGTGGAGCAAATCCAGAGGGACTACGAGGTGGTGGGTGACCTCCTGAAGGACGCGGCGGAGGCGGCGTATCCGGGGTTGAACAGTTTTCACAAGCGTCTGCTGCCGGAGCGGCAGGCCATCCTGCTCATCCAAAAGAAGGGCAATGACGACTGAGTATGCAAACCAACAGCACGACGGCGGCCCAGGCTGCCAATTCATTCGAAGTTACGCTGCGGGAAATGCGGCATGGACGCTCCCTCGGTGAACTGTCCGAGGAGCTGTCCAAGCTCATCGAGGCGGTGAAACTGACCGGCAAGGCGGGAACGCTGACCTACAAACTGACCGTGAAGCCGGCCAGCGCCGGGGACTCGATCACGGTCCAACTCGACGATGATTTGACCTGCAAGGTGCCGCGACTGGCGCGCGGTTCCAGCATCTTCTTCGTCGGCGACAACAACCGGCTCCAGCGGTCGGACCCGAGACAGCGGGAGTTTGCGATCACCGCCGTGACCAAGCCGGGGGAGCTGCCTCCTTTGGCGGCGGCGGCAGGGGCCTAATCAACTCACAATGGAAAAGGACAAAATCATGGAAGAACCAAACAACGCACAAGTGGTGTTCGAGGCGGGGCAAATTCTCGGCGGCCACCGGGAGGTGGACAACGGCGGGCTGCCTTACGTGGTCATTCCCGAGCGGTCGCAGGTGGTGAACCTGGAGAAGATGATGAGCGTGCCGCCGCGCAAGCGGGCCGTCGTGCAATGCCGGGACGTGGTGAGCTTTGCGACGTATCTGGAGCAGCATCGGGCGAGCAACACGATCGTCTTCGCCACGCTGAACAAGAGCGCGAGCCTGTTCCGCGCGGTGATCGACTATCATCAGCCCGGAGAGGACGGCAATGCGGGCTGGTGCGAACACATCGCCGAGTTCCGCCCGGAGCGGAGCGAGGAGTTTGGCCGGTGGGTGAACGCCTCCGGGCAATGGCTCCGGCAGCAGGAGTTCGCGGAGTTCCTTCAGGACAACTCGGTGGACATCGTGCAGCCGGATGCGGCCACGGTGCTGGAGGTGGCGCGGGAACTGACGGCGAAGAAGAGCGTGCAATTCCGCAGCGGCGTCTCGCTGAAGGACGGCACCACGCAGTTCACCTATGACGAGAGCCTGACGACGGGCGGCGGGGCCAAGGGGCATCTGGAGGTGCCGGAGAAGTTCACGATCCAGATCCCCATCCACGCGCATGGCGGCAGCTACTCGGTACCGGCGCGGCTGCGGTATCGCATCGAGGACGGCGGGCGGCTGATGTTCCGGTTCGACCTGGTGCAGTTCCACAAGCTGCTGGAAGTGGTGAACAGCGAACTGCTCGCGACGGTGAAGGCGGCGAGCAAGTGCGAGGTGTTGCTGGCGACGCTTGGGTAGGAATGAGCGACACGGCCACCCTTTCCGCGGAAAACGTGGCGTCCACACCGGCCCAGGCGCTGGTGTGGACGCCCCATCCGCTGCTGCCGGTGCCGACGGAGGAAGTGCAGCGCTACTGGCTGGCACAGCCCGGAGGGGCCGCCAGGCTGGCGGAGTTCTACACCCAGCGGGAGAAGCTCATCCGGTTGAGCGAGGAAAACCCGTTCGCCTACGGCACGGAGCCCGCGCACTGGAAGGATGCAGACCGGCTGCTGGCGATGATGATCCTCATCCTGATCATCTTCGGCGGCAATCGGGCGGGGAAATCGGAATATGCGGCCAAGCGCGTGGTGCAGGACGCGATGGCGCATCCGGACTCGGTGATCTTCTGCCTGCACGAGAACGAGAAGGCGAGCATCGGCCTCCAGCAAAAATACATCTGGAAGTATCTGCCGCCGGAGATCCAGGCCCTCAATGGGAAGAAGCATCCGGTGTTCAAGGTGAACTACTCGCAGGCCAACGGGTTTACCGACGGCAAGATTGTGCTGCCGAACCGGACGGAGATCTACTTCCTAACGTATCACCAGAAGCCAAGCGACTTTGAAGGACTGGAGCTGGGGGCCAAGCACACGGGTGGACGGCTGGCGGTGTGGGCGGACGAGAATCTCCCGCTGCCCTGGTTGAACATGCTCAAACTGCGATGCGTGTCGCGCGGGGGCAAGATCCTGTGGACCTATACGCCGGTGAACGGCATCACCCCGACGATCAAGGAGCTGCTCGGGGGCACGCCGAAGACGGAGGAAAGCCGATTTGCGGAGCTGCTGCCGGACCGGGTGAACGTGCCGGGACTGCCGGTGGGGCACATGCCCTACATTGTGCAGCCGACGTTTGAGAAGAGCCGGGCGATCTACTTCTTCAGCATCCTGAATCCCTTTGGGGCGCACTCCGAAAACATCCGGGCGCTGTGCGTGGGCAAGCCGAGCGAATACATCGAGCGCCGCGCCTACGGCTACAGCCGCGACGTGGCACAACGGCGGTTCCCGTACTTCGGTCCGTGGAATGTCATCCGGCCCGACCATCTGCCGGCGGTGGGAACGAACTACATGTTCACCGATCCGGCCGGTGGACGGAACTGGGCAACCATCTGGGTGCGGGTGGCGCCGGGCAATCCACCGAAGTACTACATCTATCGCGACTGGCCGAACGAGCAGCGGTATGGCGAATGGGCGGTTCCAACGGAGCGTGAAGTGACGGAATCGGCGCGGCGCGGCTGGGATGGAGATCCGGGACCGGCGCAGAATTCCCTGGGCTACGGCATCGTGCAGTACAAGCAGCTCTTCCTGCGGGAGGAAACGTTCAGCGCGAATGTGGCGCAGCGCGATCCCTACCGGCAGTCGTTGATTGTGAATCGCGAGATGGCGGAGGACGGGACGGCCATCGACCGCGAGGCGACCACGATGACACTGAGCGAGTCGGTGCAGGAGCGCTACATCGACAGCCGGGCGGGTCGCAACCAGATGGCGGCGGACAAGGGAGGCACCTGCCTGATCGACGAGCTGGCCAAGGAACAGCGCCATCCGGCCTCGGGCGAGGTGATTGGACCGGCGATGCGCTTCCGGCTGGCCAGCGGCGTGGACATCGAGGAAGGCGTCACGTCGATCAACGATCTGCTTTTTTGGAACAAGGACGAACCGTTGATTCCGCTGCTGAACGAGCCCCGGCTGTATGTGAGCGAGGACTGCAAGCAGGTGATCTGGGCGCTGGCGAACTACACGGGGCTGGGCGGCGAGACGGGCGCCTGCAAGGACTTTGTGGACCTGGTGCGCTACATGGCGCTGGCGCGGCTGCGCTATCTGGCGCCGGGCGCGATGGTGGTGACCGGAGGAGGAACGTACTGACAGCCCAGCGACTAAACTTATGAACCAACGCAAAATAATGGACGAGTGCAAACAGATGCTCGCGGTGGAAGCGATCGATAATAGGAGCTATCAACGCCTCCGTCTGGCTCCGCTGTTTGTGATGCCGCAATGCCGCGCGGACATGACCGACGAGGAATACGAGTGGGCAGAGCAGAATGTCTTGACCAACGGCAACGTACCGGTGGGGCTTCCTTTTCCTGATTTTCGCGTCGCGTTTTGGGACGAGCCGGATACGTGGATAGGTGTGAGGCAGTGCGGTACGTCGCTGTGGACCGTGTTGGCCTACACCAATCGCGGCACTCGTGGCTGGGTCAGGACGAACATTTACGCCAGCTCCACTCCGCAAGGCGGTATCAAAGGGTGGATGTTTGGCAATGGCCGTTTCATCCCGCCCGAAAACTACTCCAGTGCAGATCCGAAGATTCAGCACATGTTCAATGAGGCCCGTCAGACAACGATTCGCTTGATTGTGGCGCTGCGTGCAAGCGGGTGTATGGCGTTGAAGGTTGCGGAGCCTCCTCGGAGCCCGCCGCGCAGTGTGGAGTGGCATCTGGCGCGCGAGCACTACTTGCTGGTTCATCCGTCGCAGGCGCGGCAGTGCCGCGATGGCAGCCGAGCGCCAACCGGGCACGAACTGCAACGGGCGGCGCATTGGCGCCGGGCACATTTTCGCCGGCTTACTTCTCCGCGTTACAAGGAAAGCACCAGAAGCAGGCTGGTGCCGGTCAGGGAGTCGTGGGTGGGACCGGAAAAGTGGCGCGGGCGGGACGGGAAGATCTACGCCGTGGCGACCCAATTCCGTGCGGCGAATGAGGCGTGCGCTTCGAGTGAGGCAACAGCGCAGCGACCGAATATGGAGGTCACTTGTAATGAAGGCGAACCTGCTCCTGTGCGAGCTGGCGGCGCGCGAGCGTAAATACCCGGGCGCGATGGTGGTGACCGGAGGAGGAACGTACTAGCGAGAATGGACTCTCAATCGAAATGACACAGGAACAATTCGACAAGTTGCCGGGCCTGCTGACGCGGGCGCAATTCATGGTGGTGACCGGACTCACGGAGTTGAAGCTGCGGGCGGAGGTGGAGGCCGGGCTGGTGACGCGGTGGAAGCCGTCGAAACCGACGCGGGCGAGTTACAAGAAGGCGTACCATCGCTACTATAAGCACGAGGCGGCAAAGATCGGCGGGTTTAAGATGCGGTGATCATGATCGCGGCGATGTTGTCGTGGTTGGTGGTGTTTGGCCTTGGATGCGGGGAGGGGTTGTTCCACGCGGAACCGGACGCGGGTAAGTGCGCGGGCATGACGCGCCGCGAACCGATGGAACTGGCGCAGGCCGAACCGGACCTGCCGCTGTTGACGGAGGATTTTCTCTACGCCGTGCAGCGGCGGGACCGCAACGTGTTCTCCCGCCAGCGGCTTAATTACGAGGCGCGCTACTGTGTCTGGCCGCACCAGTCGAAGGACGGCAAGAAGTGGACGGCACCCAATGGCCAGAAGCCGTTTCCGTGGCCGGGGGCATCGGATTCCCGGCCCGCGCTGGTGGACAAATACATCAACGAGGATGTGGCGTTCCTGATGGTGGTGTCCGACCGGATGCGGGTGATGGTCAACGGCACGGAGAGCAACGACGCGGCGTTCGCGCATCGTGCCACCAATCTGCTGCGGTGGATGAAGCAGACGCAGATGGATGAGATTCCGCGCGAGCGACGGCTGGGCGCGAATTATCTCCTGGAGCGGGGCAGCGTGGTGTTCGGGGTGTTCTGGGAACGCCAGGCGCAGCTGGGGTACACGACGGTGGATTTGGAGACGATGCGGGCGATGGCGATGCAGTTGCAGCTGTCAGCCGCCGAGGGAGAGGAGCTGGATGAGGCGCAGCAACTGATGGTGAAGCTGCCGGCGTTGATTCTCGATCCGGCGATGGAGAAGCAGGCGGTGGCGGTCGCGCAGCAGGTGTTCCCGACGGTGCGGGTTTCCCGTTTGCAAACGGCGATTCGGGAATTGCGCAGCAAGGGAGTCACCCGATTGCCGCGGCCGTATCTGGTGAAGGATCGGCCCACGCTGGTGGCGCTGGCGCCGAACGAGGACATTTTCATTCCGCCGGACACGACGGACATCCGCACGGCGCGCGGGATTTTTCGGCGCGAGCTGCTGAGCGAAACGCAACTACTGGAGCGGCAGTACACGCACCAGTGGAGCCGGAAATGGATCAAGGAGATGCTGCGGACGCAGCGTGGCCGGATGAGCTTGGAGTTCGACATGCAGTCGCTGCGGACGGCGGCGCGGGTGACGAGCAACGGGCTGTTGAACACCGAGAAACTGTTTGAAGTGGTCCACTGCTACCGCCGGATGCACGACGCGGACGGAGTGCCGGGCCTCTACTACACCTGCTTCAACCCGCACGTCACCACCGGTTACGCCTACCATAGTCTTCTCGACTACGATCACGGTGAGTATCCCTTCATTCACATCGAGCGCGAATCCCGCTCGCGACTGCTCGACGACGCGCGGGGCTATGGCGAGGTGGCATTCACCTGGCAGCAGCAGATCAAGACGCAATGGGACGCGCGGGTGGACCGGGCGAGCCTGGCCACGCTGCCGCCGAGCTACTACCCGAGCGGCATGGCGCCGGACAAATGGGGACCGGGCGTGCAGATTCCGACGATCTCGCCGGAGGACTACGGATTCATGGACATTCCGAAGTATGATCCGGGATCGCAGGAGGTCGAGGAAAGCGTGCGGCGGTTTGCGGACGAATACTTTGGGCGACCGGTGGACGAGCAGAACGCCGTGCAGAGCCAGGTGATGCGCCAGGACTTGGCGAACAACTGGATGGAAGGGATGCGGCGCATCGACACCCAGGTGTTCCAGCTGTGCCAGCAGTTCCTGCCGGACGAAATCTATTTCCGCGTGGTGGGCAGTTCGCAGGCGAAGCCGCTGCGCACGACGCGCGAGGAGATTCAGGGCGAGTTCGACGTGACGGTGGGCTTCAACGTCGGCGACATGGACAACGAGGTGGTGACGGCCAAGCTGGGGTTGATCGAGAAGGCGTTGATGATGGACACGACGGGCCGGGTGGATCGCAACCACGCGCTCGATGTCATCTTTGAGCTGATCGATCCGAACATGGGCGAGCGGATTCTCAAGCCCGCGCTGGATGCGAGCCAGGCGGAGATTGAGGACGAGCAGACGATCTTCGCCAAGCTGATGAGCGGCGTGGACGTGGACGTGAAGCCGGAGGGGCAGGCGTATGATTTACGGCTGAAGGTGCTGGAAAACATCTTCGCGACCAACCCGCTGGCGCAGCACGCGTATGAGCAGAACGAACGCATCCGCGAGGTGACGGACAAGCGGGTGAAGCAATTGCAGTTTCAGTTGCAACAGCGCGAGAACGCGATCATCGGGAGGCTGGGCGCGTGATAATGGGGCCGAACAACACGATTCAACTGACGCCACAGGAGATTGAGGCGTGGCGCATGGAACAGTATCTGGCGCGGCTGGAGCGGGATCGCGAATTTCGCGTGGCGGCGGACCTGCGCCGTTCGGTCAGCGTGCTTGTCGGCCCGGAGCGCTGTCCGGCGAAGGCGGGATACGATGATCTGGCGGTGATCGGCTGCGGGAGCGGGCGGCAACGGAAACGAATGCTCAAGAACTACTGATGAGCTACGCGGAACTCAAACAGGCGGCGCAGGAGCTGAATCCGGCGGAACTTGACGAACTGCTGCGATCGCTCTCGCGTGACGAACGGTTTTTTGCCGTGGTGGGCTGGCTGGAGCGGAACCGGGAGGCGTTCATCAACGCGGGTTCACGGCAGGAGATCGCGGGGGATTACGGCAAGCTGGCGCACGCGCAGGGGAGTGTTCATGCGGTCAACGTGCTGGTGGCGCAGATGGCGAATGTGGTGCAAGTGCCTAGTCTGTCCCTAGAGTCCAACCGTGCTGATTGACGAGCCGTGATACTTCCGAAACTTTACGGACTCGCGTTCCAAACTACCGGAGTGTTCCGGTCGTTTGAAACACACCGGAATTCTCCTGCTTGATAAAACGATAAGGATTGGGGTTTTGTTCGACAGCGGAGGCGAGTTGTTGCCGACGCGATGCCATCTCCTATGCGACTAAACGAATTCTTCAATACAACCGACGAAACCGCCCGAAGGCGGACCTCGTAACTGGGAAATCTTTGATGCGATCGCTCACGCGTGATGAACGGTTCTTTGCCGTGGTGGGCTAGAGGTGTGCTCTGGATATCGCAGAGACAAGAGATGCTTTACGTGGATGGAATATACTTGCTAACCGAGTCCCGCTTGAAAGCATCGTTTATGAAATTTGATGCACGCATTGCGGGGAACAATTGCCGCGAAACAAAGAAAAAGCGGGGGCGACCCTCACGGATGACCCCCATCGCCTTGCGGCGAGAAGTGTTGTCAACCTATCACCGCCCGCCTGTCAGTCAATTATGAAACCAAGGAGCATAGTCTACGTTGACGGATATAACTGGTATCACGCAATTTTTAAGCATCACCCGGAGTGGAAATGGCTCGACGTTCAGAGGTTTTTTGAAGTGCTGAGACCACGTGAAGAGGTTGTCTCTGTGAAGTTCTTTACCGCTATTGTCGATGAGCATCGCGAGTCGAGCGATGCTACTGAAAGACATAGGCGATATGTAAAAGCGTTGCGAACACTTGCGAAGGTTAAGGTTATCCTTGGGAAGTTCCAAGATAGAGAAGTTCATTGTCGGGCGGACTGCCGAAAGGTTTATGTGGTGCCTGAGGAAAAGAAAACCGATGTAAACATAGCAATTGAAATACTTTCTGACGCATTCGCAAATCATTGTGATAGTATAGTTTTGGTGTCGGGTGATTCAGATGCGCAGCCAGCGATCGAATGGGTAAAGAGGCACTACCCAGCAAAGAGAATTCTTGTGTACATTCCAGCTATACCTTCAGAACGCGCATCTAGGCGCCTAGATTACTACACTAAAATCGGTGTCGATTGTCAGTTCCTGCCGCTAGAAAACATTCCACACTGCCTACTCCCTAATCTGGTTAAAACATCAACAAATGGCGACGTGGTTTGTAAGCCAAGTTGCTGGTCGAAATCGACGTAGCTCAGTTTTCCGGCTTCATCGATTTCACAGTGCTGCATTCATTTGATGTAGTCACGAGTCATTCATGGCGCAGCAAGATTTGTTCAAACTCTCCGTCGCTAACCGTCCATTAGTGTCGTTCCGGTTCCTCTCCATTTTCTTTTCCCTCCTTCCGTGATGGATTGCCCGCAGTGCAGCGGGCTTCCTGTGATGTGCCCCGGAAAACATCCCTGCGGGCTTTCTTCGCGTGTGCCCTTGAACACGGATGCGCCTAAACGGGCATGAGCACCAAAGCAGCAGCACCGACGGAACCGACGGAAACGCCGAGCGAGAACCTCTCGCTGGCCGAGCTGGGTAAACGGATGTCCAAACGCCAGAAGGCGTCTTCCACTCCCGCCACCGCCAAGACCGCCGGAGCGCCGGCCAAACCCGCCACGAGCAGCGAGCAAGCGGAGGAGGGCAAGGCCGGGGTTCTTTCCAATCCAGAAACTGAAGACTCCACCGCACTGGCGGCCGAGGCCAACGCCGAGGCAGCCAAGGAAGCGGAAACGGCGGAGACGGCCGACGCGGCGGCGCCCGAAGGGGACGCTGGCGGCGAGGATGAATCCGAAGGTGGCGACGAGGCGGAGAAGGCCAAGCGCGGCGAGAAACCGTTGCGTGACCTGCAAAAGCGCGTGGGCAAGCTGACAGAACAACGGGACGCGGCCCGCGAGGAAGTGCAGGAGATGCGGCGGGAGCTGGCGGACCTGCGCGAGCAAATCCAGACGGCGAAGCCCGCGCCTGCGGCGACGCATCCCGGTGACGGAGGGTTCGCGACGGACCGGACGGTGAAGGAAATCGACGAGACGCTGGGTGGCGTCGAGGCGTTCCTGAGCTGGGCCGATGAGAACCCGGACGGCGGCACGTTCAGCGACGGGGCGAAAACCTACGAACTGACGGCGGACGAGGTGAAAGCCTACCGGCGCCGTTGTGATCGGGAGGCCCGGACGTTGAGTGCGAAGCGCGAGGCGCGGCTGGAAACGCTGCGCAACGACTTCGATGCGAAACGCCAGGCGGCTCATGCGGAGGCGGTGCGGCTCTACCCGTGGATCGAGCAGAAGACCAGTGCCGAATTCCAGGAAGCGCTCGCCGTGATTCGCGAGAATCCCGACGTGTTGAAGCGACCGGATTTCGAGCTGGTGGTGGCGCGGCAGGTGGCCGGCACGCGGCTCGAACGCGAGGCGCTCAAGAAGCTGGCGAAACCGGCGGCGGGAGCGGCCAAGCCCAGGGGCGGCACGACGCCACCGCTGGTGGTGACGCACAGCCCGTCGGCAGCCCCGCGGAGCAGTGCGCCCAAGGCGGCGGAAGCCAGTGCGGCGGAGAAACAGTTTGTGGAGGCGGGGAAGATCAGCGGAAACGATTTGTCGAAGTTGCTCGCTCAACGAAGGCAGGCCCGGCGGGAAGCCGCGTCCGCCTGACCAGAGAGCGAAAACATGAATGCAGACAGTTACGCGTCGCCGGGCGTGATCGGCGGCAACCGCGAGGATCTTCGCGACATCCTCACCATCATCGAACCGGAGGAAACTCCGTTCACTTCCTCCTGCACGAAAGGAGACGGACCCAACTCCACCTTCATCGAAGTGCTGGCGGACACGCTGCGCAAGCCGCGCATCAGCGGCACGCGCGAGGGGCAGGACGCGGGCAAGGCCAACAACAAGGCGGCGAAGCGGACCCGCTTCGGCTCGTTCGTGCATCGCGTGCAGGACGAGTTCGGCGTGACCGACGTGCAGCAGGCGGTCAGCCGCAAGGGTGGCACGGCGGCCATCGACAACGAGTATGGCAACTCGAAGGCGAAGGCGTTGCGCGAAGTGAAGCGGGACATGGAGGCGATCTGCTGCTCGGCGATTGAGATGCAGGGCGGCAGCGATGCCGACATGCAGACGCGCGGATTGTTCACCTGGATTCAGGACACGGCGCAGAGTGTGCAACCGGTGCCGCCGGATTTTCGTCCACCGGCCTCGGTTTCGGTCGGCGGCTGGGCGAGCACGACCACGGCGACGATCCTTTCCGGGGTGACGGGCGTGGACGTGATGACCGAGCAGATGTTCAACACGGAGCTGCGGAACCTCCAGAAGATCTACGGCGGGAAGAAGGACTACATGGTCATCGCGGGGGACAACATCACTGCGACGAACGACAACTACACGCGGGTGAACAGCTCGACGACGAACGTGCGCTATCAGGTGATGGAACAGGCGAGCAACAAGACGATCACGCTGAGCGCGTCGATCTTCGACTCGACGTTTGGCCGGGCGCAGGTGGTGCCGACGCAGTTCAACAACGTGACGGCGAGCACGGGCCTGGGCGACGCGAATGTGGCCTACATCCTGAACATGAGCCTGTGGCAGATGCTCTTCCTGGAGAACCTGCACTCGGTGGATCAGGACGAGAACGCGGGCGGCATGAGCGGCTATGTGAAGGCGATGTTTGCGCTCATCGGACTCAACCCCAAGGGCAACGGCAAGATCTTCAACGCCTGAGCCGGAACCAACCGCAACCATCCAAGAGAACGAACGATTATGATTCACAAAGTTCTTCGCAACAATGCGCAGGCCAGCGGCGGTTTCACCGACCTGTTCATCCTGGGCAACCAGCACAAATACGATCCTGTCACCAAGACGTGGGGCAGCGACTTCACGGGCGGCGCGGACAGCGGGCGCACGACGACGGCGGCAACCAACACGGTCTACAACCTCATCCAGGTGTCCGATTCGGGAGGCGTGCCGATCTACATCGTCGGCTTCCCGCTGGTGATGCAGATCACGGTGAAGCCGTTCACGGCGGGCGCGGACAATCCGGTAATTGACATCGGCGTGGGCAACTCGCTGACGGCGGCCTCCAACCTGATCGACCAGACGGCGGCGGCGACCTCGACGCTGGAAACGGCGAACCAGGTGTTCTCCGCGGTGGCGGCGACGGTGCCGCTGGCGACCAACACGGCCAGCCAGTGGCTGACGGCCAACCTCATCAGCGCGTCCGCCAACGTGGCGGCGCTGCCGGTGCCGGCGACGGGCACGGAGATTTGGATCTATGCCTGCCTCCTGCCGTATCGGGAGTGGGTGACCAACCGCCAGCCCTAGCCCGAGTGCGCATGATTCACGCGGCGGGCAAATACACGCAGGTTTCCAGCCTGGCGACGAAGCCGGGTCTGGCTGCTCCGGCGGCCTGTCCAGAGGTGTCCACTGGGCAGGCCGCTTTCCACATCTTCACGCGACGCGCGAAGGGCATGACGCCGGGCGCGTTTCGCGACTGGTGGTGGCGGGAGTTGAAGGACGGCGGCGAGCTGAACACCTACCTGCGCCGGGAGAAGGCGCAGACGGCGGCGCGGTATCGCGCGGTGGCGCGGGCCAACCACGGGAAGAAGCCCAACTACAAGAGCGAGCTGCACCGCCGGGCGGACATTCCGCTGCGGGACTACTTCCGGTGGCTCGCGGTCGATCCGGATTTTTGGAAGGACGACAAGAACCTGAAATCTCTCAAGCGCGACAACCCGGATGTCTGCGTTTACGACTGAACCCTTTTGCAGGGTGGAGAAGCG